TCACGCTCCTAAAAATGGGCGCAAGCCCTGTAAAGAAGCAGCCGTAGACAAAATGTCACGCTGCTTCGCCAACTCTATATCACCTAAAGTATCCTGATAGCCAGCCTGGCTTTGTGCATCCTGCAAATCATATTGAGCCATCTGCTGACGCAAAGCGTCCAACTGATCATTACGTTGCTGCATCCAATTCTGCGAATAGTCAGAAGCAGCACCTTTAAAAATACCGCTATTACGCAAACCACGCTTACCGTACCCAGCACCAAAACCCTCAAGCCCTTTAGAAGCAGCCTTATCAGTAGCCATAACATCACGAGCACCACGTTGCTGCGACAAAAGACGACTAAACGCATTCATCGCTAAAGAAGCGTCACGCTGCTGGGCAGCGCCACGCCTCTTAGGTTCGTAGTTTAAACCTATATCAGTGTAAGCCATCACTAATCACCCTTTTCGTTACCTTCACCCTTATCCACAGAAGCCACAAAAGCCTCCAACAAGGCAACTTTCTGAGCATAATCTGCTACTTGTCGTAGCAAAGATTCAATAACTTTGCCTGCATCTATTTGTTTCTCATTCATGCTGTCTCCAATTGTTGTAGTCGTAAATCTAACTCTTGTATCGCTTTAACCATAGGGGCGATAAGCCCCGAATGGTTCAAGTATTGGCGATCATTTTGCTCAACACCTTCCATAGTCGGTCCACCAATATCCACTATGGCAACATCTCTTGTCTCGCCAGCATTTGATAGTGCTTGCAGAATGTTTTGTGTAGTAAATCCGTAATGGGTTCTGCCGACTGTTTGTTCAGGATCATCGGCAGGATCTTCTGTTAACGGGTCAAAGGTGATAGGAACAATTCCTCGTATCAAGTTCATACCGTATTGCAAGGGTTCAATGTCTCGTTTATATCTTTCGTCAGATGGAGTAAATGTTCCGTTAACTACATAGAAGTTCCATGTTGTGTTGTTGCGATAACAACCAAAGTATTGCCCGTTAGCGGCACTCATCCATGTTGTTGCTTGCGATGGAAAAACAATTCCATACCAACCATTACTTTCTCCATACACAGATATAGAACCATAAGAGCCGTATTGAACAACGCCGTAATAGTGATTGGCAGTCATACCGCCGTTGTTAATCAACACCTCATTTGTGTTGCCTGCATAAAATCTGATCGTGCTATCTGCATAAGAGTGAACTGTCATTGTTTTATTGCCGTCACGAGTAACACCAATAGCAATACTTGGATTGGATGCATCACGCCACGATGCTTCAATGCCACCCGTTGAAGATGAACCTGTACTACCGCCAAGATAGATAGCGGAGTTGTTGTTTGTGCCGTTGATAAGTGTTTGTGTTGTGGCGGTAATCGTTGTTCCTGTACCGCCCGTAACAGTCAAACTTGAACTGATAGTCCCTAACTGCGTAATGCCTGTGTATGCGCCAGAGAGTCGTGCTGATGCAATAATGCCAGTTAATAAAGTTGATGGGATAGAACCAGAAACGAGAGTGCCAACGCTAGTAAGAGATGAAGTAACAATCGTTGCTGGCAAAGTTGTGCCAGTGAGCAACGATGCTGGAATAGCACCAACAGCCAAAGTGCCAACACCTGTGATGCCCGTATAACTACCGCTGATGCGTGCAGTCGGCACAGTACCGCTAGACAAGTTTGATGCGTTCAACGAAGTCAAGTTTGCCCCTGATACCGCACCGAAAGAACCCGACCACGTACCACTTGTAATAGTACCCAAACCCGTGATCCCCGCATACGAACCATTCATACGCCCTGTAGGGACAGTACCTGACGCAAGATTACTTGCGTTCAGGTTAGTCAACCCACCACCATCACTAAACGTCGCATTCTTCCACAAACTATTGACAGCATCATACGACAACGTCTGCCCAGCAGTAGGAGTAGTGATGGTGACATCGCTAAGATTATCTAACGTATAAGAAGTTTGATATTCCTTAAGATACTCTGTTAAAGATCCAAAGATTTTTTGCAGAGGTCTACTATTGTCACCACGAATGGACGCAATATCGGGAGCAGTCCATATGGTCATAGTTTAATGATGTAGTTCACCACAATATAAGGCTGCAAGTTATTATGTGCCAAACCTCCACCAGTTGTTTGGTTAGTGGCTGTAGCAGAAAGGTTAACAGCAGTACTGTTTTGGTTTACTGCAGTGTTCGCTTGGTTAGTAGCAGTAGTCGCTTGGTTGGTAGCGGTTTCAGCATTGTTTGTAGCCGTGTTTGCTTGATTGGTTGCGGTGTTTGCGTTAATACTTGGTGTTGTGTCACCAGTGAATCCTATAACAGAATGTGTGTGTGCACCAGCAGAGTTGGTAGTAGTGCTGCTACCCAAGTTTGGTGTTAATGTGCTGCCAGTTCCCCTAGTGCCATTGCTAGAAGATAAAAATGCACCATGAGAATGACTGCCATTTTCGGTAGTGTCAATATAGACAGGATGATTATGAGCACCAGCAGTATGAGTATGAGCATCTTGCGTATGACCGTGAGCATTCTGCGTATGATTATGCGGATTCTGCGTATGACCGTGAGCATCCTGCGTGTGTGTATGTGGCTCTTGACCATGACTGTGAGCGTTCTGAGTATGGTTGTGAGCATCCTGAGTATGCGTGTGAGAAGGCATTTCAGTTTGAAGCAAAGTATGAGTCTTAGCACCACCAGTCTCAGCCAAAACATCAAACTCAGTCTGAGTAGTATCCCTACCTACAGGAATACGACCCTGCAAGTTAGGCACATTAAAAGTAGTACTACCATCACCAACACCATAGTTAATACCAATAGCATCCCATAAACGAGTGTATAAAGGATTAGTACGACTAAGAGCCTGACCCTGGCACAACACCCAACCTGTCGGCGCAGTAAGAGCACCATACTGAGTGATCACACCAGCAGGCATAAAGTTATCAACATACGCTTTACGTACAGCCTGATTCGCAGTCGTAGGATCAGTCGCAGGCAAACTAGGTATAGCCGTGAACGCAATACTTGCGTCACGCTGCATAGTTTCAGTATTTAAAAAGTTAACAACACTATTAAAGTTAGAGTTAACTTGAGTACCATCAGCGTTAGTACCATTAGCGAACACATAAGTAACAGCAGCAGTAGCCATCAGGCACGCACCTTTCTTGGATTATATTTGTAGGTAATCGAGTTAACACCCCAAGGTTTCCCACCCTCACCTTGAATTTTTAATTGCACGCTACGACAAAGACCTAAAGACTTGCCAACAGCAAAAGCAGCACCAGTAGCACTAGCACCCCAATCAGCCTGGTTCCAACCAGGATTAGAATCAGGTTCAGAAGCAGAAGCATTCCAAATAAGAGAACTACCCGAAGCATCCAAACTTAAAATATACAATCTAGCAACAATAGATTCTTCCCAATCATGGAAAACAGAAATACTTAAATTAGTAGCAACACTCGTCTGCTTCACAACAAAGTCAGGACGTCTCCACATTTTACGATTAGAAACATTATTAGCATCCTGCCAAGGAGTCGTATAATACGAAGTAAAGTTAGCAAGACCAGTACCCACATCATCCTGATACACGCTCAACTGATCAACTTTCATCACATAAGCGTTAGAAGGATGGCAAACCAAATTATAAGTCGTACCATTAGACGTAACAAAATTGCAGCCACTACCAACACCTTTTGCATCAGAAGTTTGATATTTAGTCCACGCACCATTCTGTTTTAAAGAAGGATCATAAACATACGAAACAGAAGCCTTAACACTATCACCCAAAGGTAAAGATACCCAAATTTTGTTGTTTACATTACAAACACGAATCTCATCCTGAGCAATATTATTAACCCCACCCGACTGTATTAAAGGACGAATATTTGCAAACAAATCCATGAACTGCTGACCATCAAACTTAAACAATCCATCAGGCCAAGAAAAAAAATACACTGCAGTTTCAGTAGCAACAACACTCAAAGGATTGACAGCACCAACTTCATTCGTCAAGTTTACAACCTGGAATGTGTCAGTTGAATAACCCAAAATACTGAACACGGCACGCTTCTTGAAAACAAGAAGGTTGCCGTTAAAAGGAATGATCGCAGTAATACCTGAACCACCCTCAACAATATCAATATAGTCATCAGCAGCCCAAGACTCACGATTAATAGGATGAGAAAACCGAACACGGTTAGGGTAATCAGTAACACCCTCAGTCACATGCGCACACCACAAACGATCAACATGTGACGTAATATAGCGACACTTAGGAGCAAAGCCAGTAACAGGAGAAGCATAATCATTAGCATAACCAGTACTAGCATCAGTCAATGCAGTAGCAGTCGCACCATTCCATTTGTAAGTAGCACCACCAGTACTAATATAAGCAAAACTTTCAGTACTTGCAGACCAAGCAGTAAACGACGCACCAAAAGGTGCAGTCGTAGTAATACCTAAAGAAGTAAACACTGTTGTCGTAGCATCATAAACCGCATTATTTGCAGATAACAAAAGACGGGGGACAGTGTTATCCCAAGCGTACAACGCTTTGGGACTAAACGAACCATTAGCAATACTTCCAATAGCAGAAGCATTTAATTTAGTCATACCGCCACGCATAGTTAAACCACCACGTGGATCAACATCCACGTTCAAAAGATCAGGTGATTCAGTACGACCTAACTGGAAAGGATCAGCGCGAAGGTTAAGCCCACCAGTAAAATCGTCTGTACGAAGCAACGACAAACGGCTCATTGACCAAGAGTCCTACCAAGTGATTGTAGCCACCAACGACGAGAGTTATGAGGAGCACCATCAGAAACAGCGAGAGGTCGTTGCGACGAAGGGCGCATAAGATCCTCGGCCGTTAATCGTACCGCTTCGTCAAATGATTTGCGATAGAAGGAGGCGAGTTCAATGTCCTCTTGCAACTGGTACACTTGCGCCACCCCATAGTACACAAGACACTGATGTAAGCGTTCGTCTGCGTCAACTTCCGTAACATCTGAAATAGACCAGTTGTTAGGCTTACGATATCCACGAATAGTAAGCGGATACGTAGTGTCAGGCTTTGGCCACAAATGCACTTGGTCTTGCCACAACGTGAAATACAATGGCCGTTGAACTTGGTCATAAGATCCGACCCAAACCGCTTCAGCATCATCATAACTAATATACTCCAAACGATTACCAACAGTAGAGGTATCAACAATAGAAGTGATCTCACGCAAGTTGCCATCACCAATAGTGTTAATCGCATACGAACGTTGACCAGGAGTGGTGGTCATAGTAAACGTTTTTTGGTAGAACGGCCAACGCCGTTCCAAAGCAATAATACGATCAAAACCATCTTTGATGTACATTGTCAAAAGAGTGTCAGAAACATCCTGTGCGTCAAGATCAACAATCTCACGAATCTTAGAACGGATCTCAGCCAGGTTCATTAGCTTTCTCCTTCTCTTTTTGTCGTAGATGACCTATGCAAAAGTCAGTTCCTTTGGCACGTGCGCCTTGACATGTTTCTTCGTTAGCCATGCAGCGTGTATGCCCCATATAGGGCATACCGCCTGCGGGCGCGGGTGCAGCGTCTGCTGTAGCAAAGGGACGTGAGCCTATGTTTGCAGAGACTCCGTAGTATGAATATATAGGTGTTCCAGCCATCATTAGTAGGCTGAATCGTTACCTACTTGGTTTTAGGAAGAGTTTTCTTGCCTGCGGCTTTACGACCGTAAGCACCATAACCTTTAGATGCCATTAACTTACCAAGTGCATCATAGTCAACACCCTTAAGTTTTGCTTGCAACTTTCTTTGTTCAGCAATCATTTGCGCATCTGTCTTAGGCTTAGGATTCGAACGACCAGGACCACGAGGAGGACGATTGCGATCATCAGCACCACGACCAGGACCACGAGGAGGACGCACTACATCCTTAGCACCACGACCAGGACCACGCTCAGGACGAGGTTGTGCACCACCAGTAGGACCATAGGTTGTTGCACGCTTTTGGCGTTCAGCGGCTGCTGTTGGTGAACCAGGATTCACTTTAGGACGACCTGTGTTAGCCGCGGTACGACCGCGACTACCTGCACGCTCGGCAGCAGCAGTTGGTGAACCTGCAGCACGCGAACGTGCTTGACGTTCCGCGGCTGCGGTTGGTGAACCAGGATTAGCCTTTTTGACCCTCTTCTTAGCTTGTGGTCGAGAAGTATAACGTTCATAAGCAAGTAGTGGTGAACCAGGGTTCTTTGCTTTTCCGCCAACAGGTTTATCTCGCATGATTGCTCCTAAAAATAGATTCCTATAAGATGAATTAATCGTTACTTAAATAACAAAAAACCCACCCCGAAGGGTGGGTCCTCTGCATTTCTTGTCGGAAAAACTCAGGCAGTCTTAGCCGTAAGTTTACCCTGCTTCTTACGGTTACGAATCGTAAGGTTACCGTAGCACAAGATGAGCGCATAGCGAGCATCCATGTTCTCAGGACGAAGGAATTCGGTATTAGCGAACCACTTGTCTGAGTGACCTACGAGGCTGATGTACTTGCTGTTCAAGAAGTAAGCCACACCAGCGGTGCAGTTAACATCATAAGCAACAGGAGCAGCTTTAAATAGGAGGTTTTGGAAGCCTGCATCAGCAGTCTTAGTGTCAGTGTAACGCAACTGAGGCTGCAACAATGATTCATACTTCTCAAACAACGTCTGAGTTGTAAGAACCATGTCAGGATGATCGTTACCAACACTAACAGTGTTATAGGCAGTTGTCATCTGAGCAAGTGTCAAAGCACCAGCAGTGTTATCTTCATATGAACGCCACCAGTCATTACTCTGACCTGAAGCCGAGTTAATGCCACCAACAGTGTTACCTGATTCAATCAAGTTGCCAAGACCGTTCCAAGACTTACCGCTGTTAGCACCAGCAGCACCAAGAGTGTCAGTGCCATCACCGAAGAACATGCGGTTGAAGCCTTCCTTCATTGATTCTTCAGCCTGCATAATCTTGGCTTCGAGAAGGTTGAGGATAGCCTGCTCACCATTGTTCTTGGCTTCTTCAATACCGCTGATAGCGATAGAAACAGCGTACTGCTTCCAATCAAACTCAGCAGCCGACATTCCTTCTTGAGGAGTCAAAGCCAATGTGTCGTAGCCACTGTAAGGTGCAACAGTAGATGATTCACCATAAATCAATGGTTCAACAATCTTAGTTCCACCATTCAACATGCGGATACGGCCTTTGTCCATCAAATGATAGGTCAAAGGACGTGCAGTGAACACGTTGTCAGTGAGGGTCTTGCGATAGTTCGCAAGCGTTGTGGATAGAAGTGCGTCAAAGTTAGAGTTACCTGGCATGATAGTTCCTTTATAGGGTTAGGAGACGCCGTGAGTTCTCTTTGCAGAGTTCCAGGCATCAGAAATTGAACGGACGGTGCCGACTGCATCCTTGCCAGCTTTAGCAGACGATGCACCTGAAACGACAGATGCAGTACGTTTACTTTCAACAGCTTTAGTATCACGAGAAGGTTCTGCCTTCTTGGATGTTCTAACGCGGTCAAAAGCTACCTGCTTAAAGACAGCTTCAAGGTTAGTGTTGCCTTGCGCGAGCGCGGCGGCCACTACTTCTTGAGGGTTGAAATCTTCACCATAAGTGTTTTGCAGTCGCTGGATTTCCTCTTCAAGCCTCTGTTGTGCTTGCACCTGCTCAAAAGCGCTAACGCGCTTATCAATCTCTTGCAGACGCTTGTCCACTGGGTCGTCTTGCTGGAATTCATCCATGAAATAGTCATCCTCAACCATACGCTGTGCCTCTTTACGAGTCACACCATAATGGTTAGTCAACAAATCAATAGTTCCAGCAGGGTCGTTTTCCAATGCCTGCCTAATGGCAGAAGCCCATTGAAGTTCCTGCTTCTGTGTTGCTAGTTCTTGAGTCTTACGGGTATAATCCGCTTGACGTGAATAACCAGCAATTGCTTCCGAAAGAGGTACACGAACATCTTCTCCATCAACTTTAACAGTAATATAGTGATCACTGTATTCGTCAATATCTAAAAGTGGTGCATCAAATTCTTCTGCTTCACCCATCCCTTCAACTTGTCCATCATCAATGGGGTCGAATTCTGAGTCATTTGTAAAAGTGTCAGACACTTTATTTCTCCTTTAGAGTCCACATGGTTGCTCTACATATAGGAATAGTGCGTTACATTAAGTGTTAGGTAATTGCATACCCATACGCTGCGACAAAGCCGCAAGCACCGCAGGGTCAACCCCTGAGAGTGCTTCAGGACCTTGAGGCATCGGGCCCATAGCACCAAGATTAGTTGGTGGCATTGCTCCACCTTGTGGAGGCATTCCCATACCCTCAGGAGGCATAGGTTGTCCACCAGGAGGCAACATGCCTTGCTCGGGCGGCATGGGCGCACTTTCGGGAGGCATACCACCCTGTTCAGGAGGAGCCATAGGTGAAGGAGCATTTTGGATAAACTGATCAGGGTTTTTAATACCAAAACCAAACTGCAAAACATGTCCAGCCAATGCTGGCATGTTCACAATGCCCATACCAGCAAACGGAGCCATAGCATCAACAAGTTGCAATGCCATCTGTCGTCGGAACGACTCATTACTAGGTGCAGTAGAACCAGCTTCAACCTCAAAGTCAAACTCGCCAGCAATATAATCAGCATCAAAAGTAACCCAAATAGGCTCACCATCTTTACCAACAATACGGGCAACCTGCTCGCCAGTCATAAACTGTTGAGCCAAACTAACAAGACGCAAAGCAACCTCAGCAATAGCACCCTCAATAGTAGCCAACTTGTCAGCAGCACGAGCGTTAGCCGCATCCTGCACGATAGCCGCTTCTGTTGCTGTACGACGAATTTCAGGAACACCACCACGCTGATACTCAGAAACACCTGAAACAGTTTGGATGTCACCTTCAATAATGTCTGACTGACGATAAAACTCGGGGGGAGTCATAACAGCAGGGAAAGGAGCAACAACGTTAGCAAGGTTTTCGTCACCGCTAACTGGAACCATTACGTTGTCGTAATCTGATTCTAGGGCGTCACGACCATCGGCATCAAAAGCAGATTCTTTGTACAAGTATTTACGTGAATACCGTTTACGGTGATTCATCATCTGAGTACGAGTCGCATTCAACTCACGTTGAAGCGGCTCAATAGCCTCAAGATCACCCATAGGATAAAAGTAATCAGGAATGTCATAGTTACGAATCATTACAAAAGGATGACCAAAAGCATACGGCATATCCATAGGCTTAACTAGATACTGGTCGCCACCATCGCAAAACACAGACATTGTCTTTTTAACGATGTCGTAGAATTCCCAAACTTCAACATATCCTTCTTCTGTATCTTGAATTTGGCGTTTGCCTGGATCTTCGTTGTAACGACCCCAAGAAGTAGCATTGATGCTCTCGCGCGCGGCGCGTGAGTATCGCTTGTCTGACTTAACTTCAGTAAGAGTACGACGAATGCGTTGAGCAATCCAACGTGCATCTTGCATAGAAGTAGCGTCAGGATCCACAAACATATCAAATGGTGATACACGCTCAACAAAAGGGCGATCCTCAGTAACAATAATAGTAGGCGTAATCTGATTGCCTTCTACCTGGGCATCAGAATGATCGCCTTCTTCAGAGATATCTTCTTCTTCAACATAGCGATAACCACACTTAAGCCAGCCATGACCAACAATAAGAAAGTCTTTTACAGCCCTACGAAACTCAGGACGAATCTTATAGTGCTTCCACAAGTAGTTAATAACCGCTTCAGTAATGATTGATTTGGGTGCATCTTCGGGACGACGAGCATTAACTGCAATCTTAGGATAGTTAACAGCAACACTAGGAGCAATAACGTTTACCGTAGAAAACGAAATATTGACTAGGAGACGATCTTCAGGAGAAATGTCCTCATATTGCTTACCGCGATACAAGTCAATTAACCGACGCCAAAGATCATCATAATCTTCTTCACGACGCCACCGTTTTGTCGTAGCAATCTTCTGCTTATATTTAGTAAGTGTTTCTGAATGCGTTTGACGCGCCATTACTATTCACCGTCAATGCTATTGATGTACTCTTCAGAAGCACGATAAACGAAGTTGATGAGTGCGCCAACACCAGTCCAAAGGGCTGTTTTCCAAATTTCCAAACCACCTACAGCACCACCTACAAGGATACCTGTTGAGGCAAACACG